ATACCGTCTCCATATAATATTTAGGTTGTGGTTTCCATTTATCAAAAGCAGTATTCATAGATTTAATAAACTCTTGCCCCATAGCTTTTGATGTCATTAAATTTTCTTTACAGAACTCTGTTCCTAATGAACCAAGTCTTTTTCTTTCTTCTCTATCCATATCGTATAATTTCTCTAATTGTCTAGCAGCAACTTCAGGTTGACATCTATCATCCCAAATATAAGGTGTCATAGGAGAACCTTGTAAAGACCTGTTAGATGGAAACACAGGAAATACCCATTCACCATGTTCTGTATAAGTTCCCTTATGATTAGTACCTAACTCTACATAATCATCAGGTGTTAATAACTCACCGTCTTTCTTAAATCCACATTGGTCTTGTAGACCACCAGTGACATTTACGATGATTGGTGTTCCAACAGTAAGTGCTTCAGCACTACCTAACCCAAAACCTTCATTACTAGCTAAGTTAATATAAACATCAGCGGAGTTAAATAGTAAATTCATCTCAGAATCATTAAAAGGTCTTCCATCTGTATCGTATGTAAATTTAACATCATACTCAGGACATAAATGCCTATGAACTCTTGGTAAATCCGTACCATTGTCGTCAACTGGTTGACAATGAAAAATTAAAACACATTCTTTTCTTTGTTCAGGTGTTAACTTATCCATAAAATATTTATAAGCCATAAGAACATCATTAGGTTGTTTTCTTCTGATATTTCTATTACTATAAAGTATTTTAAATTTCTTATCTTCTATACCATGCTTAGCATCAAAATCTAATAAAGAAGTGTTATCATCTTCTACCTTAGAAAATCTCTTTGGTGATATGCCATGTGGTACATAAGTTATTTGCCAATCTTTATAATCAGGTAATAGCCTTTTATTAATTCCATAAGTTTGTTTTGATATACCCATTAATAAATCCGAACTCTTATAGTAGTTCGTATTATATTGTGGATCTGGTAAATCATCCCATATGTTATAATAAAAAATAGGAATGTCTCTACGAATTTCTGCTTCCATATTATAAAACCAAATCCAAAAACGAGGATCTGTATAATGGAGAATAGCATCTGGTTTTTCTATTTCAATAACTTCTCTTAGTAAATCTTCATTACCATAACCATCAACTGGATATATTCTAAGATAGCCATCTTTTATACCAAAATCTTTTTCAAGATTAGCAGACATATCGACAATCTTACCCTTTTCAGGATGACTTATAGCGCCGCCAATCTGAACCCAATCATATTCATGTAGTGTTTCAAATACAATATCTTTAGATACAGTAGCTACTCCACTATGCATTCGTAAATCATCGGACATTAATAATATTTTTTTCTTAACCATGAATGACTCCCCCAGCATTTACTATCGTTTCACCGAAATACAAATCAAGCATTTCTACTTTATCATGATACTCAGCGATAATCTCTAACTCTTTTTCTATCGTTTCCATAATATCAGGATGTTCTGCGACACCCACACCATTTTCTAATAAAATCTCTACATTTATTCTGTGTTTTTCAATATGTGCTTTAAAATGTAATCTACTAGCTTTTAATATATCACTTCTCATTAAAATTGACTCCCACTTATATGAAGATTGTCATACGTTTCTATTTGTTCTTGTATAGCATTATCATGTATGTATTGATCAATAGAACGATTGACTAATTTTTGTAAATTCATTGATGAGTTGACAGTCTTAAACTTAAATTGTTCGTATAACGATTTAATTATTTTTACGGAGGTCAACTTTGTTAAAGTATCTTTTTTCATAACCTATTCCTTGTATGTAACTAGTATATATAAATATATGTATTAAATAATAACAAGGTATTTTTTTCCAAATTTCTTAGCGTAATTTATGGTTGACATAGAACCCTTTGAATCTATCCCTCTTGGTATAAAAGCAACTATATAATCAGAGTAAGCAGCTATTATTTTATTTCTAGCATAATAGTTTTTAACGTTATATGGTTTTCCATAATCTCCTTTATTCTTAGGACAATAGATATTCCAATTCTCATGAAAGGGTGGGAACTCTTGATATTGTAATCCTAATTCAAGAGCATATTTTTTAGCGTAATTATCAGCGCCTGTTTTACATCCACCACTAACTATTATCGTATCAGAACCTTTATCCGTTTTTAACTTAAAAATAAACTCTTTTATCTTTTGTCTATTTTCGTACTTACGGCTTCCTACTATCCCTACTCTTATAGGATTTTTCCCCATTCACAATTCTCCGTATTATAAAATTCACAAAATTTACATGCTTTACCAGGCTTAGCCGAATAGTTTCTTTCTAACAGATAGTTTCCTTTATCATCGAAAACACCTTTTCTAAACTCTTCTAACTTCTGTATTGTCTTATTAATACTTGGTACACCATTTGCTGGTTCAAACTTCTGTAATCTAGTTATAAGAAAATCAGAGTTCTTTGCTATCTTTCTTTTTAATATAAGAAACATAACATCAATCTTATCTAATGGAACATCGAATAGTTCAGAATAAAACTTCTTATAAATCAACAACTGAGATTTCTTATTAAAGTCTTTCTTCTGAAAATCTGTCCAACCACGAGTAGCAGTTTTAAGGTCAATGATTATTACTTTACCAGATATCTTGTTTCTTATAACAACATCTAAATATCCCATCATATCAACACCTTCTTGGACATCTTTTAGAATTGGTACTTCTATACCAACTAATTCCCAATTCTGTTTCATAAAGTATTTATTACGATACTTTCAGAAATGTTGTATTATAGCAACACCATCTTGATAAAACTCCATCATCTCATCTTGAGTACAAGGTAAAACACCTTTGCCTTCTTTTATCTTGGTAAACTCTGTAACCATCTCTTCTTTTAATCGAGACTCCATATTAAGTTTATCAGCAGCAACGATAGATTTGTTATACATCACCGAAAGGTATTCTTGTATTACGGTGTGCATTGCTGTTCCAAAAAGAGTATGTATGTTACCAACAAAAGTTCCTAACTTATCTATGTAACGAAGTTTCCATTTAAGGTTACAATCATTATAAGTGGTAAACTGACTATGTGATATATGTGCCATTAAATAATCTCGTCAATCATTCCATATTCTAAACATGTATTAGCATCCCAAAATAAATCATGTTTAAGAATCTGATTAAGTTTCTTCATAGGAATCTTAGTGTATTCTTTATAGATGTTCTTGATACTCTTCATCATTAAATCTAAGTTCTGTTTCTCATCTTCAAAGTTAGAGTATGTTCCCCAAAATGTTGAAGATAATTGATGAACTAACATATAAGAGTTTCTACTCATATATCTTTTTGTTCCAACTACTGAAAGAAAAGTAGCAGCACTAGCAGAGAATCCGTCCACATAAGTATGGACAGGAACTTTACTTCTCAATATTGTATCCATAGAAGCAATACCACTTACTATATTACCACCACCAGAGTTTATAAACAATTTAACAGGTGGTGCTTCCATATCAAGATTATATGATAAAGTTAGAGCTTTTGCTTCTAACTCACCCATCTTTTTATTTAACTCACAACAAGCATTTCTGTTGACACCAGAGTAAAAATAAATCTTATTATCTTGTACTGATATGTGTTTTTCATTAACCTCTCCACCAGCTTTTCTTGGTGTTGATGTCTTCTTTTTTTCTCCCCAATGTCTTTCCATTATTTACCCCATTTACCATTTTTAACGATTGTTGCCATTATACCATAATTAGATACATCTAAATAAGCATCTTCCATCGGCTCACCTTGAACTGCATTATCTCTACCACTCATTAGTAAAGTTTTAAGTCTCTGTATCTTATCATTCATACGAAACCATAAACCAGTAAGTGATAGATGTACTTCTTCTTCGGTCTGTAATTGCGTTCCTACAGAAATATTACCAGGACCATAATCATGCTGTTTTTTAAGAAATAGTTCATATTGTTCTTTTTGTAATCTTCTGAACTCTTTTGTCATTTCAGGCCATTCTTTTTCCATTTGTTCTACAATTGGATGAATGTCACTAGATATGCCAATTTGTCTTTCCTTTATGTTCATTATAACCTCTACTTTATGATTAAATGTGACAGTTGTAATATAATAATAATAATTGATAAAAACAAGGAAATAATTGTCCTTGTGTCTGGCGTTTCGTTTAATAATGTAAAAGTTAATATAGCAAAAACCAATGTCCCCATACCAAATCCTATAGGTCTAACATACCAGTAGTTATTAAAATATTCATAGTACCACCGAGTTCCATAATAAAAACATAGACTAATTGGAATGCCACCTATAATAACCCACCAAATACTTTTTGCCCACTCATATTTAAACTGACCTTGCATATGAAACCATGCTATTACATGACCAATCAAAGATATTCCTAATGCCATCCACAACTTACTCATTTCACGCCCATCTTTTTTATTTCTTTTTCTGTCTTACCATACTTTGTTAGTAAAGATTTTAACTCAACATTAGTCATTAAGTTATAATATTCACCGGCTTGTATCTTACTAACTTCAAAGTATTCTTGAATGAAAGGAACAACCTTTTCATTGACCTTTGTTTTCTTACCACTAAGATATCTTAGATAAGTTTTCTTATTTGGAAGTAAGGAACAATAGAACTTATAAACAGCAGAATGTGGCATTACTTCAATCGTCAATCTCTGAAAGTGATTAACAATGGGTAAGAAATCATTATTCATACTTAAATAACGATTAACCATAAACGGACTAAACTTCTTTTGTTCCTCTTCCGAAAAACTATCCCAAGGTCTTTTCTTGGTAAATAGTTCATCAATCCACTTAAATAAGTTCATCTAATTCCTGTAGTGGTAACATCTCTCCACAATTTCCACAATTGAAAACTTGAATTGGAGCGATAACTTCTTTACCACTAGGTGAAACGATAGCAGATATTCTTTTGATTACATATCCTTGTATAAAGATACTATTCTCACACTTCTGACATTTCATCGTATCAGCGTCTTTTAAATCAACTTGAACTTGTTTTTTAGGAAGTGGTTTCATTGGTTTTGTACTCATTGTAGCCTCTTAAGTATGTTAGAGATGGTAGCCATAAAGTTTATTTCTTTATCTACGACCAACACATCTTGATATGAACCATTTGATATATCAACGATAATCTCTGGTAACTTCTCCACAGAAATATTCTCTACTTCATCATATAAGAAACGATACAACTCTGTGTAATCTGTAAAGTTACTATCAGCTACAAACTTACGAATAGTTCTTAAATCAACACCATTTTGTATCATCTCTAAGAACTGAAGTTTAAACTCATTATGTAACATTCCATCTTTATCAATCTTTAACTTACCATCAATTGCTTGTCTTTGTAAATCATTGATAACTTTTCTCAAGTCAGGATAACCAGCAGTTACAACCAAAGCCAAATCATCTAAATCAAAGGAAATGTTCTCTTTTTCCAATATATACTTGGCGTGAACAGCAACATCTTTCTTTGATGGTGGGATAATTTTATAAGTTTGACATCTACTTTGTATCGGGTCAATAATCTTCTCAACATAATTACAGGTTAAGATAAACCTACAATGAGCAGAGAATGTCTCCATCAGATTACGGAGAGCCGGTTGGGCTGAATTAACATTAAGATAATCAGCCTCATCTAAGATTACAATTTTATTTGGTTTGAAACCAACTGAAGAAGCAAAGCTCTTTAATTTGTCTCTAACCAAGTCAATGTTTCTTTCATCAGAAGCATTAATGTAAAGGTAATCACATTCAATTGAATTTGTAATAATCTTAGCAAGAGTTGTTTTACCCCCACCAGCTCTACCATATAGTAATAGATGTGGAACATTCTGTTCTTCTATAAACCTCTCAACTTTTGTCTTTAGTTGTTCATTACCAACATAAGTTGTTAAGTCTTGTGGTCTATATCTTTCTACCCATAATCCGTGTGAACTCATATTATACCTGTTGTGATACTAAGTAATACTTAACAGAAAAGTCGTCTATCTTGAAGTCTATGTGAGCAAGACCACCTGAACTAACTTGGAGAACTGCCTTTGAACATTCTTTGTTCGCATTTAGAACTTCTTTAAATAAGTTAGCATTAAAGACGATTGGTTCGGTTAACTTTACAGCACCACTTTGAACTTTGATACTGATACGATTCGAGTTGATGTCACTAAAACCGATAACGAACTCTACACCACCATCTGCTGGTTGAATAGAAAAATGTTCTACATCGGATAAAGCACCTTTACCACGAATAAAAGAATTGATAAACTGAGAATCGATATTGATTAAAGTATCAAATTCAGGAATGTTCTTTAGTTCTGGTACATCAGGAATTACACCGAGAGCAGCAAGAACATAACTGATGGATATCTTACCATCTGAAAATCCGAATGCTACAGGTTGTGATTCATCTGATGGTGACTTGATTATATTAAAGTCAACTTTATCAGCAAGAGTACCTAACATTTTAGATAGAAGTGGTGTGTCATATACACCAACCTCAAAGTTAGGAAGTGATTGTTTACTAAGTGATAATTCACCCAAAAGACTTTTATCTGGTGATATAAAACGAGTAGAAAGTGTTTCGCCGTTAGACTCCCACTTTACTGAATTTATACTACCACCAAGATTGTATTTTTGGATGAACGTATCTAGTGTGATTTTATTCATTATTGTTATTCTCCATATTAAGTTATTAATTTACTAATTATTTTTATAAAAGTCAAGTTAAAAAAACTTTTCAATTGTATTTTTTTTATCTACTGGCATATCCCATGACATAGCATCATAAAACATCTGTATCTTCTTCTTTAATGATTTTTCAAACAACTTATCTCGGTCAACATATTGATTGATGAAATCTAAGATTTCTTTAGGATCATCATAACCTTTGTAAGCCAAACCATCTATGTTAAATGGATTTGTTTTAAGATATACCCAACGAACTTTGTTACCATTTGAAATAGGTTCATGGTTATTAACCTTGTAATGTTTAAGTAAGTCATTATATATAACAGAGGCTTTGGTATGAACTGGTGCACCTTTCTTCATTGGTGTAAACATAGTTTTACTTTTAAACCCACCTCTACTCTTATCAGTATACTTCTGAATACCCTTTACGCCCGTTGGTAGAGCAATCTTATCCAGCTTCTCATGCTGTAGATTATCCTTGAAGTTTAATATAAAACCATCAATCTTTTCTTTAGGAACTTTAGCAAGAATAGCCTTTAGAACTTTAGTCATAAAGTCACGAAATGCTGGTGGGAAAGAACTACGGACAATATCTAAACCTTTAACATCAAGTTTTTCACAAGGTGTTCCACCATCATTGATAATCCATTGACCATATCTTTTCTTAGTAACCCAAAAAGCAGCCTTAGCAATCATCTCTTGTTTAATCTCAAAACGATGGTCACCTTGAATATTCAAGAACTTACTACTAAAGTAGTTATATGATTTATTGATGTATGCCTGAACCTCGTCAGCGATATCCAATATCTGTTCTGTCATAAACTTTTCATCTTTGACATCAGCATTTGGAAACCTATTCTTAACAAGTGGTAGAGCAGAATAGAAAACCGAGTCTGTATCTGTGTAGATACAATAATCTTCATTCGTTTTTAAGATTTTATTATAATAACTATTTGTAACCTTTTCGGTAAACTGAATAAGTTTCTGACCTGTAGTGGTTGTCCCTTCAGCGTTATCGATATCATAAAATCTAAATACGGTCAATCCCAATACTCCGTACAGACTATTTAGAAGAATCTTTTGTACCAATTGTCGTCTATCAAAATAACCATGTAATTCATCGTTCCCTTCTGCACCATACTTCTTTGCCAGTTTTCTATACTCTACTCTTTCATTAAACCACTTCTCAAGTATTGCTGGTATAACTCCCTTTTGTTTGAGGTCATACAAAACACCATTTGATGAAATGGATATCTCATTCTTGTTGAAGAAGTCTTTAAGTTCTCCACTTGTAAAGGTTCTGATAACTTTCTTGTCTTTCTCAACAGAATAGTGTTTCTCTTCCCCTTTAATAAATTCTTCCGCATCCCAACCATTTATCTTACCTATTTTAGTTTCTGGCGACATATTCAGAGACATAATAATACTCGGATACATAGATGTTAAATCTAAATCAAATACCCAATCGTAACGACCTGGTATCGGTGACTTAACATACGCACCACTAAACCTCGACTCTGAACCATCATAACTAGCAGTAGGTAGTTTACTTGGAGCAACTAAACCTAAACTACGAAGATAGACTAACATAGCACCCTCAATGTAACGAGAACTAAAGTAAACCTCTTCATAAGGTATCCTACCTAAATGTGATACAGCACGAGCTAAATCCAAGAGTTTAAACTTTTGGTCAAGAGCTTTAACTATCTCAACATCATTTAAGTTATATTCAATAAACTTATCAATATCATCTCTGTATAAATCATCTAATGTGCCTTCATACTCGACCTTACCTAACCCTACCTCTATTGTTCCGATATGGTCTAAACGATAACTTGATTGTTGTGTATATGTAAATTTTCTGTATAAGTCCATATAATCCAAAGAACTAACACCAGCAATACGATACATCTTTTTGTTTGGATTATACTTTACGATTTGTATTGGTGAAAGGGCGTTAGCAAACTCCTCACCTAAAACTTTTGTTATTCGGTTATATAGATAAGGGATATCAAAACCATTTGTATTCCAACCTATAACACAAGTAGGTTGGACTCATATCCAA